GAGGTTTTTAACTGATGGCACTGATACAGAAAATCCCACTGCAGGCTGAAACGACCGATCAGTTCGTTACGGTCGAGCTTGGCGGGAACCCGTACATACTGCGCGTGCTGTGGAATGAGCGCTTCGGATACTTCGCCTTGAGCGTAAACGAAGCGGACGAGACACCCATCCTCAGCAATATCAAGATGGTGAAGAACTATGGTCTTATCGGGCGCTATAAGGACGAGCGCCTGCCCGCTGGCGACCTGTTCTTCGTGCAGGAGAAGGGGACAGCCGATCGCCCGGGCTATAGCGATCTGGGCGTGAACTTTGGTCTGTACTACCACGATCCGGACCTGTAATGCTGTTCAATCGCGTTGCATCTTTAATCATTGGTAAGGAAGGCGGCAAGGGGCGGGAGCTTGCAGGCCTCCGCTTTGCGTTCTCCATCGAAAAGGGCTCCACCAAGTCGCCCAACAAATGCACGGTGAGGGTGTGGAATACTGCACCAGAGACCCGGGCGCTCATCGAAGTCATTGGCAATGTGCTGATCCTGAAAGCTGGGTATTCCGAAGACATAGGCGCTGTCACCATCTTCACGGGTAACGTGACCCGGTCACTGACCGTAAAAGAGGGGGCTGATTCCATCACCGAGTTGGAGATGGAAGACGGGTTCCTTGAGTTCCGTGATTCGAAGGTGACATTGTCCTTTGGGCGCGGTGCAACCACACAACAGGTCGTGGCAGAGATTAGCAAGCAGTTCGGACTTGCGGTGCGCCCCTTCCCTACTGACGTGAACCAGAAGACCTATCCTGCGGGCTTTGCATTCGTGGGCCGTGTGCGGGATGCAATGGACAAAGCGTGCGAGAACGCAGGTTTGGAATGGAGCATACAGAATCGGCAAATTCAGGTCATCAAGAAGGGCGGGGTCTTTAAGCAAAAGGCGTTCGTGCTTTCACCGGACACGGGCCTCATTGGTTCGCCGGACCAAGAGTCCAAGACTATGACGGAAAAGGCTGCTGCGAAAGAGGGTATCACCTCCAAGCAGTTGGGCGTCAGCAAGAGCACCAAGCGCGACAAGAACGGTACACAGCAGGAAGTTCTACAGGTGACAGGATATAAGGTCAAGTCCCTGCTCCAACCCAACATGGAGCCAGGTGGATACGTGCAGGTCAAGAGCAAGGGCATCAAAGGCGAATTCTTTCGCGTTGAGCAGCTCACGCACACTGGCGACACACACGGAAATGAATGGATGACTGAAGCGACACTGAGGTTCCCTAAATAATGGCTGAGACATCTAACAACTTGGTTGAAGCGTTGCAAGGCATGATCCGCTCGCAACTTCTGGACGTGAATACTTGCATGCCCGGGGTCGTTGTGTCCTACGCCAACGGCCTTGCTCGCGTGCAACCCGTGGGCAAGAAACGGTTTGCTGACGGTGACGCGTTGGACTACCCCGTGATCCCAAACGTGCGTATCTGCTGGCCTTCGTTCGCAGGGGGTACAGCAGGGGTCAAGGGGCCTGTTACGGCGGGAGACAACTGCCTGCTAGTCATTGCCCAGCAGGCAGTTGACGGGAGCGATGACCGTCGTATGTTCGACCTGTCGGACGCATATGCGGTCATGTGCGACGTTGGGAACGCTGGGGCAGGTGACAGCGGGAACAACGATGCAATGACCATGTTTTTCGGCTCCGCATTCATTAGGCTTACGGACGCCGGGCAGTTGCTTATCAACGCGCCGGGCGGGACTGTGGTTACCACACCGAGCCTGTCCAATAGCGGCACGCTCGACAATGCGGGCGCGGTTACTATGGCCAGCACCTTGGCCGGAGCTGGTGCGGCCACTTTCCCAGCGGGCGTATCCATAGGCGGTATTGCATTCGGAGGCCACCGCCACAACGAAAACGGGACAGGCGGGGGCATTACGGGTACACCTATTTGACGCTCGTAGCTTGATTGACCCGTGCTCAAGCTGCTAATATCTTCGGTATGCTTGACATCGCGCTTGATGCACTCCACGACCTCGACACCAGTACGCTTGACCTGAAGCTCATTGGCTCTGCCGAACAGGTGCGCCAGCAGCTAGTCATCAAGCTCAAGCTCTGGCAAGGCGAATGGTTCTTGGACACCGAGTTCGGAACCCCTTACCTGCAAAGCATTCTTGGAAAGCAGCTCACGTTGTCCGGTGCCATTGCAGCGTTACGGAAAAGCATTCTGGAGGTCGAGGGCGTGCGCTCCATCCTTCAGTTCACCTATAACTTCAACAGTTCGGCACGCAGATTGCAGATCGCTTTCACTGTCGATACACCCTATGGAATTGTCGAGGTAGCTACATGAGCCTGACCGAAGAAGGTTTCGAACGTCCTCGCTTACCCGAGATCAAGGCGGACTACGACCAACGCTTTACTGATGCGCTGGGGCCTGTCAACACCCAGCCCGACGCAGTTGTGGGGCAGATGATCGGTATCTTTTCCGCTGCCCTGGACGACGCCTACGAAACGCTGCAGAACACATACGACGCAATGTACCCCGCAACAGCGGAGGGAACCTCGCTGGATGGTTCGGTTTCGTTTGTCGGCCTGGAGCGTCTGGGTGCTACGCCCACGACTGTTCTTGCCATGTGCTACGGCGCGGAGAGTACGCTGATTCCGGCTGGTTCGCTCACACGCTCGATTGACAATACGCAGTATGTGTCGACGTCCGATACGGTCATCAGCCGCGCTACCGCGGGCGACGTGCTTATCGAGCCCAATGTGGTCACCGACCTCGCAGCCTACCAAATCATTGCAGGGGGCGTCAGCGTCACCTACACTGCCGACGCAGCTACGTCCGCGGAAGAAATCACTGCCGGGTTGGCTGCATTGTTCGACACCGACAATTTCCTTGCCACTGCCGAAGGCGGGGTGCTGCGCTTGCGTGCTGCGGATCAGGAAAGCAGTTTCACACTGACCCTGGACAGCAAGCTCTCGATCTCGAAGCTCGGAAGCCCGGTCGGATTCAGTTCGCTTGAAAACGGTGCTTTCGTACTGCCCATTGGCTCGCTGACCCGTATAGATACATCCTTGTTCGGGTGGGACGAGATCAGCAACTTGGTGGCAGGGGCCACGGGTCGGTTTGTTGAAACTGACGAAGAGCTACGCGAGCGCCATGCAAACAGCATCCGCGTCACGGGTGCTGCTACCGTGCAAGCTATCCGCTCGCGCATACTGGCAGAGGTCCCGTCAGTTGTGTACGTTGCGGTCTACGAGAACCGTACAAATGTCATTGACGCGTTTAACTTGCCCCCGCATTCGTTCGAGACTGTGGTGGACGGTGGCGCCAACCAAGCTGTCGGGAACAAGTTGTTCGAAGTAAAGCCCGCAGGGATCGAGACCTACGGTAACACAACAGTGTCGGTCATGGACGAGAATGGAGACTTGCAGACTTGTAAGTTTTCGCGCCCAACGACTAAGATCGCATGGATGCGGGTCACGGTCAACGAACTGTATCCTGAAGAAACGCTGACGGTGCAGGTAGTCACCGCTATCAAGAACGCTGTGCTGGCGTATGCTGCGACGGTTGGCATTGGTGAGGACATTATCACCCAGCGCTTCTATGGGCCGATTTACGGCTCCACTAGCGGCCTTGCAGACATAACGGTAGAGGCGGCGCTTACCGCACTGATTTCCGATACGCCTACATACAGCACTGACAACGCAGCAGTCGGACGCTCCGAGCTGGCATTGTTCGACGCGTCGCGAATCACTGTGGTTGGAGTTTAATATGCTTGACTACGCTGCGATCGCTATCGCTCGCCTGACGGGGCAGTTTGCCAACTCGCCTAAGCTACAGGCGCTCATGGGGCAGATTGTGGGCCCGCTGACCACACTTGAAATCGACGCTGACGCGATTGTGGCGGAGCGTTGGATCGATACCGCTATCGGTGCGCAGCTTGACGGGTGCGGTGCTATCGTAGGAGAAGCACGCCGCGGACGGACCGACGACGAGTATCGGTCCGCTATTCGGTTCCGTGTGTTTGTGAACGTGTCCAAGGGTACACCGACCGACATGATTCGGGGTCTGAAGTTCTTGACTGAACCGACCGACTGCCAGTACATCGAATCATACCCAGCGACTGCACTGCTGTTCACGAACGGGTTCTTTCCCGACTACAAGATCCAGCTTGCGATGCAGGACTTGGCGCCCGCTGCGATCAGCACGGTGCCTGTCGCAGTGTCGTTCATGGACAAACCGTTTCGCTTTTCGAAGGAACCCCTGCCCGCTGAATTGTTCGTCAATGGGGACGCCGATTACTTGGTAGCGAACGGGAGCGACATACAGGTCACAGATCCGAATCTTCAGGCCTCTGGATCCTCGACTTTGGGTGGAGCTGTACCTGCAGAGCTTGACGTTGGAATCGGGTATTTAGACGTCGGGGGTCCGACGCTCGCTGTGTATAATCCCAACAGTTTACAAACACTTGGCCATGACAATCTCACCGGGGTTTTCCAATGAACTTGACGTTCGCTGAAACATATGTCGGGTTCCCCGACGGCCAGCAGAATGTTGGTGCGCCTCCCGATGCGGTCATGGCGAACGGGTTCGTCCCGGAGACTGCTGGCGCACGGGGTCAGCCCCTGCCCGCACAGTGGCTCAACTGGCTGTTGCAAAAGATTTTCCGCAACATCAACCGCGACCGCGTCGGTACTGCTACCGGCGTCGGCTTGTTCACCATCCCCGACAGCTTTATTCGCTTGGAAGCGTACGACCGCGCTGACCCAAATAAATACCTTGTCGCTATCGGTTACAAGGGCGACGCGGGGGTGGTGCACACGCTGAAATT